AAAAACCAAAGGTAATTAATTTACCCCAATATGTAAATCCTAAATGGGGTGAAAAAGAAAAGATTAAGATGATTAAGAAACACGCCGGAGAGAATTCTATAGGTTATAGGGTTTTTGTAAAGGGTGAAGTTGTTGAAGAAGGCGTTTCAGCCTTAGATATGGAACGAGTAAGAGAAAATTATGTACAAGATAAAAAACTTAAACATTGTGAAATAAATAAAACTAACATAGAAAATTTAAAGAATATTTTATTTTTAGATAGACCTAAAAATTCTGAAATGATATTTGTGGCTGCCGATATAGGTGAAACAGCTCCTACAGAAGTAATAATTTTATCTAAAGTAAATGATAAATATAGATATTTACACAACATTACTGCATATAATTTAACGGATAAAGACCAAGTTAATCTTTTTTCTTATATTATAAAACAATTAAGAGCTGATGTTATAGGTTTAGATACTACGGATGGTTTAGGTAGAGCAATATTCAGAGGATTAGAACCTTTACATCCAGGAGTAGCGTTCTGTTGGTGTTCTTTTAATGAAAAGATACCTGTTGATTTTGAAAGAAATGACAGTGAAAAAATAATATTTAAGAACGGTCAATTAGCTTATAAAGAAGAATATGTATCTGAATGGTCATTTATGAGATTAAGAGAATTATTATATAATGAATTAATGATGTTACCTATTGATTTTAAATTAGATGAGCAGTTAAACTCCGTTATAGCTATACAAGGGTCTAATAGAGTTACTTATCCTTGTGTTGCAAACGAAGACCATTTATATTCTGCGTTTTTAGTATTCGCAATATGTCAATGGTATATAGAGTTTAATTTAATTAAACCAAAAAATAGAAAAACATTCTGTAAAAAAGGAATTTAAGGAGTAAAAAATGGCAATAAAAGGTATGAATCCTTTACTATCTTGGGTTAATGATTTAATGGCTTTATTTTCTCAAGATGTAATTAAAACTCCCAGTGGATATAAAGAACAAGTTATAGCTATTAAAAATGTTTTAAGTGAAGATATATCTGGTTTTGTTAGCACTATACTTGATTTTTCTGTTAATTGTGGTAATATACAATATAAAGTAGAAACAGAAGATGAAGAAAACACAAAATACATTAATAATTGGTTAAAAAACATTAATTCAGACTTAAACGGAATTATCCCAGTAGGGATTAATTCTTTAGCTAGAGAATATTTTAGAGAAAGATGGAAGTCTTCATCCTTTTTAGTACTTAGGTGTTTATGGGGTGAAAGAGAAGGATATCAAGTCCCTACAAAAATGTGGTTTGTTGACGGTAAAGATATAGAAATTGATACTGATATTACAACTAAAACGATAGGAAATAAAAAATATTATTTAAGATTAGACAATACTGACGAGAAAAAAGGTAGAAAACTATTACCTAGATATAAAAATGAAACAATATATGTACAAAAACCATATGCCACTTGGGCAGATGATTTTACTGTTCCTTATTTAATTCAAAAGGGAATATATAAGAATTTAAAATTTTTAGAATTATTAGAACAAAAAGGTGAATATGTAGTAGCCAAAGCCTTAGAATACTTAGGTTTATTGAAAAAAGGAACTGAAGGTATGGCAACTACTCAAAATCCTGATTTTATTTATAGTGAAGATGATTTAAAAAATGTTAAAAAGGATTTTACTGATTTTGCTAATAACAGAAACATAGGAAAAGGTTTATCAACATACACTACAAATTTTGATACTGAATTTGAGCATATTATACCTGACTACAAGAAAGCAATCTCACATGAGTTATTTGTAGCAGTAGAGAAAAGACTATTAGCAGGATTAGGGTTAGTAGATATTATACAGGGTGTTTCTAGTACTCGTAAAGATTCTGTATTAAGTCCTAGACCTTTTATAAGTGAAGTAGAGTCAGGAATTTCTGATTTTAAAGAATTAATACTTGAAGTTATAAAAACTATTATAAGTAAAAATGAACAATTAAGTGCTGAGGAAGTTAGTTTTTCTAATTCTCCTATTAAGGCTTTTTTAAGTGAAGATTTTAAATCTCTATTAAGAAGTGTTTATGATAGAGGTAATCTTTCAAGAAGAAGTTTAGTTGAAGATGTAGCAGGATTTGATTATGATGTTGAATTAAAGAGAATAAAACATGAAAAAGACAGTGGTGAAGCAGAAACATTATTTCCTCCTGTAACTATAAATGTAGAAAAAGATATATCTCCTGATAGTGTTAATCAAGATGATATTACTGAAGATAAAAAAGATGTTGAAAAGAAGAATTTTAATTTATCTAAAATGAGTAAATCTTTACAGAAAATATGGAAAAAGAATTATGATATCGGTCTTGAAAAATATGGTAAAGATGATAAAGAACAAGCTGAGAAATTTGCTTGGTCTTCTATTAAGAAAATATCTAAAGAAAGTAAAGATGGCTCTTTAAAACAAAAAAAGATAAAATAAAGAAAATATTAGAGGATAGGAGATAATATATGTCACAAGAACTTAATAAATTTTTAAAAGATATGACATTGAATTCAAAATATGAATTCCTTGAATTAGCAAGTAATAAAAACGAATTAGAAGAAGTAGCTGAAAAAGCAAGAATTGTATTACCAAACAATGACTTAGCTATATTTAAATGTCTTTATGCCTATGTAGATAGACAAAATTTAAATGGATGTACTCTTACATTACCAGAAGTAGAAAAGGGAATGGGTACTTTAGTAGGTAAAGCTATTGATTTTGACCATTTAAGACAAAAGGTTGTAGGACATTGGATAGATATTAAAATAGAAAACGATACTATTATAGCTTATGGTGCTTTCTTTAAGGGTAACTTTAAGGAAGATTATGAGTTAATAAAAAGTATGTTTGAAGAAGGTACAGTTGCAATTTCATTTGAAGCTTACGGATTTAAAGATAATAACTCTGATTCTTATAGTTTACTTGATATTGAATTTTCCGGTGGAGCTTTATTAATTAAAACCGACCCTGCGTTCCCTGGAGCGAGAGTTGAAGAAATGGCAAATAAAACTAGGGTTTTAGAATTAGCTAGTGTTATGACGGAACCTAATAAATATATACATACAGCTACAGAGAAAAAAGCAATAGAAAAAGCAAAATTAGACACGTATGATACTGACAACATGGTTAGACTAGTAAATGATTCTAAATGTCCTGTTTGTAAAAATACTTATTGGTATGATATTAAAACTATTAATTATAGTACCAGTAAAGTTACTGCTAGATGTTTTGGTTGTGGTTCGGATTTAGTATTTGATTTGAAACCGACAATAACGATTACTAAAAAAGGCGTAAATGCCAACTTAGATAAAATTATAGACGAAGGAGGAAATGTAAAAATGGACGAAAAGATTAAAGAATTAGAAGGTAAACTAAATGATTTAGTTATCAAATCTACTGCTAAAGACGCTGAAATTGCTAAATTACAGGAAGAATCTAAAGCTAAAGATGTTAAAATTACTGAACTATCAGCTAGTAAAACTGAGGAAGAAGCAAAAACAGTAGAGGAGTTAACTACTGAAATTGCAAAATCTAAAGAAGAAGCTATTGCTAAAGATGAGAAAATTAATGAATTAGCTGAAAAGATTAAAGCCTTTGAAGTTGAAGCAGAAGCTAAGAAAAAAGAAGCTGAAGAAGCTAAATTAGCTGAACGTAAAACTAAATTAGGTGAAGAATTTGCTAAAGATATGACAGATGAGCAAATCCTAAATGATAGTGATTATCAGATAGCTACATTAAAGAAACAAGTTTCACTTTTAAAGGAAGGTAAACCTATTGTTGAAGATGCACAAGTATTAGAGACAGGTTCACAAATTACTAAAAGTGGAGATAGAATAACTAAGCTAGCCGAAGGCGTAAAAGAAAAAGCTTGGGGTCCTGAAAAGGAATAGATTTAAATTTTTTCAATAAGGAGGAAAAATTCAATGAATAAAGATAACAAAGAAACAATGAAATATTCACAGATGGAGCTTGCTCGTATAATGGGCGAACCAGTTGACCCTCGCAAACCTTATCCTAGCATTATAGAAAGTATTTGTGAGGTTGATTCTGCTGACCCTGATGAGTATGTATATTACTTTGATGTATTAGATGAAACAGATAAAGTTTATTTAATTGGTGGTAATGGTACTATCGTTCAAACTAACGTTAGACCTGATACTCCTACGTTGCTTACATTTACTGATGTAGCATCACCTGAGTATTACATCACTATCACCGATTTAGCTTCTGCTAAAGAAAGAATTATTGCAAGGAAAGTTAAGACTATCAATAGAGCTATGAACACTTATGAAAGTAAGTTAATAATGGATTTATTAGAGGCTGCTGTTCCTGTTGGTAACGAGTTCACTCTTTCAGATTCAACTGAAAGTGGACAAGACCATTTTGATTATTCACATCTAGTGACTATGATTGATAGTGTTATGGATTACGGTGATAGTTATACTTTACTATGTAGTTCTTCAATTGCTAAAGATATTAGACTATGGGATTGGCAGGATAACAAATATGCTTCTCTAGCTGTAGCTCTAAAAGATTTAAATGTTGATATAGTAAGATATAATGCTTCTGTAACTGTTGCAGATAGAACTTCTGGTACTTCTGGTGCTGAAGCTTCTGCTACACCAGTAGCAACTACTAGAGCATATCTTGTAGCTAAAGATACTGAAGCTGGAAAACCGTTATTGTTTGTTAGAAAGAAACTTGATAGTCTAAAGGTTCTTGGTGGAGTTTTATCAGCAGATGGAGATGCACCTCAAAGGTTAGTATTTACTTCACCTAACCCTATTACTGTTACTGGTAGTGCTAGATATCTTGCTATAGGTGTAACTGGTTATGAACAGATCGCTTCTGCAGTTGTAAATCCATATGCAGTCAAGAGGTTCATACGTCAATAAAGTTAGATTATCAATTTTGATATATATTGAGAGG